TGGCTTGCTTGCGGGAGATGTTAGCCATCTCTGCTACCATTGTATGAAAGACCATGTCTGGGTTATTATTGTACCCATCCACAAACTCACGGCATGCATCTAATTCAACTCCTCTCATCTTCCCATAAACGTGCGCATAATGAACCAAGATGCGCGGCTCTTGTTGCGAGAAGTCAATGGCCGCCCACTGGTCGCCTTCTTCTGGTAGAAACAATGAACGGATCATCGGACCAATCACTGGGTCGCGGGCCGGGATTTGTTGCAGATTGGGATTGGACATAGATATGCGGCCGGATACTGTACCGCCATCGTCTGATCGTATCTGGTTGATGTGGCTATGAATGCGGCCATCCTTACGACAGTGCTTCATGATGGTATTGATGAAAGTGCCCGAAGTCTTATTCAGGTTCCGCGCTTGGAGGATGAGTTGGGCGAGTGGATGCTTATGCTCCTGCAAGAACAGCTTCGTGAACGACGGTGCGCCTTTTTCGGTCTTTGGGTAGTTGACTCCGACCTTATCGAACGCTTTAGCGAGGGATTGAGCCGCCCAGATTTCGACATTGGCCCCGGCCATGTCTTTGATTTGTTTGATGACGCCCTTTTCCCGCTTGAGGATTTGATCCCGGGTGCGCTCAAGCCTGTTGGCGTCGATTCTGACACCCCGCATGGTCATATCCACGAGGCATGGGAGCAGTTCAAGCTCGAGATTAGCAATCGGCCAGAGGTCTTCCTTGCCCAAAAGAACAGAAAAGCAGGACCACAACTCCAGAGCGAGTTCAGCATCGACCTGAGCGTAGGGACCCACATACATGGCCGGCATTTTCCACATCTCAGCCTTCGGATCAATTCCAAACTGGCGGGCGGCCTCGACTAACGCTTTCTCTGACTTGGTTTTGTTTAGGTAATCATAGGCTAAGGAGTTTAACGTGTAGCTAAATCTGTTTTCATCGAGCAGTGAGGCCACCAACATGGTACAAATGATGCGGCCGTTGACCGTGAACCCCATACGTTTAATCCAACCCAGATCATATTGAGCGTTGTGCATGATTTTCTCAGCCGGACACTCGAACACTTTCTTTAGCCATTTGTTAACAATACGCTCATCAAGGTTACCGCCCCCTTGGTGTCGGATAGGAATGTATCCGGCCCAGTTCTCTACTGCGATAGCGTAACCCACTACTTCACCATCACCTGTGGACCATCCGGGTCCGTTTGTCTTCAGATTAGGGTCGCGGGTTTCGACATCGATTGCGATCCGAGCGGCACCGGTTATGTCTGGGAGCTCGGTCGGGGGTATCCACTCTGTCTTAGGTGTAAACATTGCCATCTGTAAACTCATTATTTCTTCCTTGGATCGTCGTTCATAGAGTAGCGCAAGTACCACATAGCCTTCATCTTATCCTGCGCAGAGTATTTGTTCTTTTTGTTCATACGCCAAATGTATTTAAATGAAGCGATCTCCGCATAAATACGAACATTCTCTTCGCCAAAAGCCGCTACCATTGCATCAATGCACTCAACCTTTCCATCTGCATAATGGCTAGGCTGTGACACCATGCTGTTTACATCGGGATCGTTAGGTATCCGCCGGTCAATAGCCAGTTCTTCCATTTGCTTTTCCCAATACTCGCGGTCTCTTTCAATAGTCTTACCATCTAATATTACTTCTCTGTCTGTCATGTTAACTTCTCCTATTAAAGCTCGTAACTACGGCTTACATCTTCGGGTTCTACGATAAACAAGCTGTGTCTAGTGCGAGTCACGCCCACATAAAACACTCTGTGCATATCGTCTGGGTTGTCATTCATCTCATGGTCTGCGGCAGGGGATAGGTCCGTGAACAATACAACGTTGTCTGCCTCACCTCCCTTTGAGCCGTGGATCGTGGACACTGTAATGCGGGGCTCGCCGTTAAACTTCTCACCCCTGCGCAACATTGCAATAATATAGGCTCGATCTTTCTCGGGCAGTTTATCAAGCGCCTCATGCCATATCAGAGTGGTGTCTACTAACAGACCGTGGTCCCTTTGCAGTTCGTCCATGCTAACAAAGTCATCATCCTGTAACGCCGGGATCTTTTTAAACCCTCGCGTGATGTGCGTCTTGATCGACATGTACCCATAAATCTTACGGGCTACCTCTCCGGTGATCTGCTGACCTTTACGCAAGTGTTCCCATCCGTTTACAGCATCGCTTATACGCTCTGATATGGACCGGTGGCCGCGATACGTGAATAGATATCCATTGGCCCTAAGATCGCTCGCAACAGGCTGTAACAAGTAACCTGCCTGCCCTAGTACAAGCCATGATCCTTCAGCCATATCTACTGACGCCAGTGTAGAGATCCGTTGAACGACGCCTTCCTCTGTGCGGGGTTCATACTTCTTAGGAAATCGTCGGTGTATGCGTTTGACTACGCCTTCGGCAATGCGGTGAACGGAGCGTGGGACGCGATAAGATTGCGATAGCGTCTCTGAACCGCCGGGTAGATTAATAAACTGGTCGACATCTGCACCCGCCCACCGGTAGATCGCTTGATCATCATCGCCGGCGCAGTACATCTTGTCGGACTTCTTATCTAGCATGTGGGCAATGTCCCACTGTAGTGGCGACAGATCCTGAGCTTCATCTAAGAATGTCAGCTTAAAGTTTGGGCAGACCCTATCTCCTTGCTCGGCAAATACTGCAAGCATGTCTGTAAAGTCATAGAGTCCAAAGCGTTCTTTGTACTCACGCAACGACTTGTCGACATAATTAACAAGGTTCCACGATTCTTCTAGCCGGCTGATGTTGTACTGGTCGCGTAGCGGGACCTTACGTAACCGCGCTAGGTTAATGACACCAAGCACGGGATCGCTTGATTTAGTAACACTGGGTAGGTCATCATCAAAGTTAGAGACTTTAGAACCGTTCAAGCTAACGCCTGTAACCTTAGACAACTCTCGGTAGTTCTCATCCTGCATTACCTGATTGCCACGAATGTCGGACATAGTCAGTGCCAAGCTGTGAAGTGTACGAAAATTGCACAGGTCATGCTTGGGGTCTAGGTTAAACCGTTCGGCCGCACGTTCCCGGGCTTCGGTTGCCGCCTTCTTTGTAAACGCTAGGAATGCAATATCCACAGGCTGTGTCCCGGACTCCAACGCTTTGTCTACCATGTTCAACAAGGTAGTGGTCTTACCCGTCCCGGGAGGACCGAATATTCTAAACACTGTCTTTAATCTTTTTGACGATCTGCCGGATGCGCTCACGTGTGAGCCCGTACTTTAATCCTATCGCGGCCAACGTCATCTTTTCTTGGACACGCAATCTGTATATTTCTGCATTTCTTTCTGGAAAACCTTTCATTAAAACGGAACCTCGTTCTGTGTACCAAAGTTAGGTGTAGTAATATCGATGTCGGCTGAAGCAAATGCCGGAACAGACCAAACTCGAATGGCTCTTCCTTTAATCTTTAACACGATGCTTTCACCGTTTATGTCACGCAGTCGTTGAGCGATCTTATGGCTCTTGTAAGCAAACCATTTGTTCTTGGTAAGATAACTCTCAAAATCACGTAACCGGAAGTAAGTGAGATTAGTCTCCTCATCCGTCCAAGGGCGGCGTAGCAGTATCTCTTCCTTATCCTGCGCTTGCTGTAGGAACCGGCAGAACTCTTCTAGGTAATCATAGAACTGTCCTGCTGTACTAGCATCTACTGCAACCTCAATGATGGCAGACTCATTGTCTTTCATGTCCGTGAGCAACGTACTGATACGACTTTCCCACGTTTGCTTCTGGACAGACCGTGGCATGAAGTTTAGCTGTTCCATGCAAGCCTTCTGGAATACAGGCTGACTCATCAGACCTTCAGTGTCTAACTCCAAAGGCTCACCGTTAACATCCATAAACCACACCGGGGGTGTAGAGTCATACTTGCGAAGGTTGGCAATTGATGCGCCCTGTATCGCCGCGCCCACACCAAACTTTCGGGTTCGGCAGAGCTCTTTGTTACAGTACGAATTGATCGGTGCATCATTACACTTGTAGGCATACTCCTTCCGGTGCAACTGCTTGGCAACCAGATTGACCTCGTTAAGTGGCAGGGGTGGTACAAGGTATTGCATGTTGTAGTTCAGAACCTCTAGCTCCCAAGAGTCTGGGTACGCCTTACGCAGATAGACACCGATGTTGAACAGCCCGTTGTTACGACCGCCTTCGGATATCTTATTGCCACACAGTATCTGCAAGCACGGCGGGCCGTCAGCCATGAGAGAGGTCTTACCCTTCTCAGCCATGACCTGTAATGCTTTCACTTGCTCTAAGGTCTGTGCGTACTTCGTATGTAGCTCAAAGAATTCCTCAATGGTTCCGGACGTGCCATCATCTTTAATGGCATACCGTAAACCCTCTTCGGCATTGAAGTAAGGTAGGTTTAAAAAGTTACCAACATCACCCCGGTCGAGGTGTAGCTTGATTTGTTTGGGAAATATTTCACTCTCGCCGTAACCCAGTGCGGCGCTCATGCACTGTAAAGCCTTCTGCATGTCTTTAGCTTCTACCCAATCTGTGGTGAATAGAAAACAATGCGCCCCGCCTGACTTAGATCGGCACACAACTAGAGGTAACTCTAGCTTTCTGATTTTTTCTACTAGAAGTTTGTGGTCTAGTGGATATTGGTCGACATCGATACAACCCCATTTGGAGTTGTTGTCTTCGTTGATAGGGATAATTCCAATCCCGTTTCTGCCCTTTAAATGGTTCTCCCACAAGAGCATGGTCCGTGGTTCGCGTACTAATCTTGCTTTACCCTTGGTCTTACCGTTTGCTCCGGTGTTTTCTATCTTGAAGGTACCATAGGCTTCTTGCAATCCATCGAAGATGGTCATGAATTTTTCGATAACAATCATTATTATGCCTTCATATCCTGAAGTGGTAAAAAAGGGCGACCTCTGCCGCCCCTCAACTTACAAACGGTCTAGAATGCTGACCGATCTCCGGTATTCGCACTGTCTTCGCCATGTTTGACGACTACATCACCGGCGGTGATGCTCTCAGCGAATTCTTTACAACGGATGTAAGTACCCTTGTCAGATACAGGACTCACACGGCTCATTTCCCAACCGTGCCAACTACCTTTACTGTTCTCTTCCTTCAGTGTCTTTAGAAGATAGATGTGACTAAAACGCGGTGGATTGAAGGGACCGTTCTTCCCTTGCATCTGTACTGACTGCATCATCGAATTCCACTTGCGTGACTTTTTAAGCTGAGTTGATTTCATGGCGATCAACGCGGTTTCAGCCGAGCCGTCTTCGTTTAACACAACAACAAAGTGCTGATGTGTCTCTTCGATATAATCTCCAGTGCCACCGATAACATACTCTTTGTTATCTTCTGTCGAACGCTCTGTCTTCGGGCGCTCTTGGGTGGGCTCGTAGATTGCAATGGGTGCCGAGCTACCTTCACCGCGTGGTGACCACTGAATAAAGCGCCGCTGATATGCACAAGGGATAACCTTGATACCTTCGCCGCCTTTGTACAACGCGTTTGTAACGGTGTTCAATATGTCACCCTTACGTGCATTGTCCATGTCGTCCAAGACCGGATCATTACCTGACAAAACTTTGAGGAACGGTAGTGCTAAGTCCTCTTGACCCATGTTGTCCATGCCTAGCCCGGCGTCCTCTTCAAACAATGAAGTTACGTCCAGAGATAGTTCTTTCTTTTTAGCTTCTGTTACTGCTTTTGAATCTGTCATTAGATTTTACCCTTTTTAATAGTAGCTCTTTGCCCAACATATGCCCCAAATAATTCCATTGGGAATTCTTCCCCCGCTTCAACGCGCTCTTTAACAAACGCTCGCAAGGTTTGCGGATGCACTTCAGTCTTCTGCTCGGCGTAAAAGCCTTCCTTCTCTGCAAAAGATGCGAAGGCACTCGCCTTATCGTCTTCACCACGACCAAACTGACATGCAACGGTGTTCTTGATGATGTCGTCGTAACCTTGCTCACGTAGCCATTCAAAGGCTTGTGGACGATTGGCGACTAATATTGATGCCCCGTAAGTTGACTTCACTATGACTTCGGAACCGTCGTCTAGTGAAAATTTGGAAATGCCTATCTCTGCAAGCATAGAAGGCATGTCTTCATCCGTGAATTTCAAAAGTTCTTTCTTATGCGCCTTGAGTTCTTCTTC